ACAAGGAGCGGGTCGAGAAGATACTTGGGCAGGAATACGCCACACTCTACTTCAACGAGTCCTCGCAAATCCCGTGGGGATCGATCGAAACGGCGATGTCGCGCCTTGCCCAGCTCGTCGAACTGGCTGCCGAGATCGCCGCCGCGACAGGCCGGAAGTACCTCGCGCTGAAAGCCTACTTCGATTGCAACCCGCCATCGAAGCTACACTGGTCGTTCCAGCTGTTCCGGTCGAAGCTCAAGCCCGGCACGAAGGAGAAGCTGTCCGACCCCGACAATTACGTCGAGATGAAGATCAATCCCGACGACAACCGGGACAACCTGCCCGAGGAGTATTTCGAAGTCCTCGACGGCATGTCCACCGCCAAGCGCTTGCGGTTCAAGGACGGGGAATGGGCGAGCGAGGTCAACGGGGCGCTATGGGCGTTGGAAGACCGCATTGTCGAGGGAGGCACGATACCGGGCATCGATCAATTCCGCGTCGACAAGGCACCTGAGATGCGCCGCATCGTCGTCGCCGTCGATCCTTCGGGAACGAAAGGCGATGGGTCGGGCGACGATATCGGCATCGTCGTGGCTGGCATTGGTGTCGACGGCCGGGGGTATGTGCTTGAAGACGCAACGTGCCAAATGAGCCCCGATGGTTGGGGGCGTCGGGCTGTCGACATGTACCACCGCCACCGTGCCGACAGGATCATCGGTGAGCGCAACTACGGCGGCGCAATGGTCGAGTTCGTGGTGAAAACCGCGGACAAGAATGCGGCTTACAAAGAGGTTGTTGCTTCCCGCGGCAAGGTCGTGCGCGCCGAGCCGATTGCCGCCCTCTACGAACAGGGCAAGGTGAGCCACGTGGGCCAGCTGTCCGACCTTGAAGACCAGATGTGCAATTTCACCGCCTCGGGCTACGTCGGTGAAGGTTCGCCTGATCGCGCCGACGCGGTGGTTTGGGCGCTCACCGAATTGATGCTGGGCAAGGGATACGATTACAGTGGCGCGCTTGCCAAGGCCCTCTGACGGCTGACGGCGGTAACGATCAGGCCAGCCAGTCGGCATCCATCCCTGCTATGGGTATAATCCGCAACTTCGTTGACGGCCTGGCGAACGTCATCACCGGCCTGGGCACAGGTGCGGATGCGCGCATGGCTCGGACCTACTTCGCGCCTACATATACCCCTCAGCAAATCGAGCAGGCATTTGAAGCCAGCGCCATGTTGCGCAAAGTCATCAACATACCTGCGACTGACCGAGTGAGGGCATGGCGCGATTGGCAAGCTGAAGCCGACGAGATCGAAAAGCTCGAGAACGAAGAGGCGCGCCACCAGCTTGTTGCCAAAGTGAAACAGGCCGAAGTTCTGCGCGGCCTCGGCGGCGGTGCCCTGATTTTGGTCGCCGCCGGTGACCCCGCCCTGCCGCTCAACGTCACTGAAGGTGGCGGCCTAGTTGCTATAAACGTCGTGTCGCGGTGGCATTTGGCTGGGTTCGATTGGGCCGAAGACCTGTCCAGCGCGGACTACGGCAAGCCTGGCTATTGGCAGATGAGCGGCGTGAAGACGCAGGTCCGGCTACACCCCTCGCGCGTTGTCTGCTTCACCGGTGACCCGCTACCCTCGGTCTGGAAGGGCTCGTGGGAAGATCGGTTCTGGGGATCTGGTCGCGCACCATCACTCATCGAGCCAGCGCAAAACCTTGACGAGGCCCTCGCCACATTCGCCGCGATGATAAAAGACGCGCTGAACGTCGATATCGGCATTCCCGGCCTGCTGGACATGGTGAGCAGCGAAGAGGGTGAGGCGCGGCTCAAGAAGCGCCTAGGACTGATGGTCCAAGGCTCTTCAATCTTCAACGGCCGCGTTTATGACAAGGGGGACAGTGAGGGTAAAGGCGGCGAGTCCGTCGACCGCCATCAAGTCAATTGGGCCGGTATCCCTGACGTGATTCGCGTCCTGGCCGAAGCGCTGTCGGCAGCATCAAGCATCCCAGTCACCCGGCTATGGGAGACATCGGCCAAGGGCCTGAATGCCACCGGGGCTGGCGATGATCGAAATTGGAAGGAGGCCGTCGAGACCGGACAGAAGCTTGAGACCAAGCCTTGCCTCGATCAGATCGATGCCGCGCTAATCCCCTCGGCGCTCGGCTCAAGGCCCGACAATGTATGGTGGCAGTTCGCGCCGCTGAGCATCCCGACTGAAAAGGAAGAGACCGACCGGTTCAAGGTTTGGACCGAGGCGATGGAGAAGGTCGGGAACAGCGGAACAATCCCTGACATCGCCTACACCAAAACGTACCAGAACGGGCTGATTGAGGGCGGTTGGCTCTCCGGCCTTGAAGGCGCGTTGGCCGAGATGCCCGAAACCGAGCGCTTCCCCGAAGGCCCGACGCCCGAGGAAATGGCGGCCGAACTAGCTTTGCAGGGAGGAGGTGATCCAGCGTCTCGCGATCCGGGCGGCTCCGCGAACGAGCCGCCCCGTCGTGCCGCGAATGATGGGAAGCCCACCGCCGAGGACGCCTGATGCGTTTCTCGCTGGCCCAACTCTGGCGGCGAACCCGCAACCCACGCCGCCGGGAAGTCGTCCTGCGCCCCGTCGTGATCCCCGCAACCATGGCAGGCGATCTCTACCGCGCCGGCTATTCCGATGTCGTCGCGATATGGGCCAGCGCCATCGACCCGATCATCGCTGCCTACGAACGCAGCCTGTCCGAACTGACGCAGGACAGCCCGCAAGAGATCGGCAGCATCGTCAGCAGCGTCGAATCCACCGTGCTTGGCCTGCTGCTGACCGTGCGCCTGAGGCTGGAACGATGGGCGCAGAACGTCGAGCGCCTGCACCGCATGAAATGGCGCTTGTCAGTGCTCTCCGCGTCCGGTGTCGACATCAACACGATGATCGGCCCGGAGGACGTGCGCACCACGCTGGGCGCGGCAATAGAGGCGAACGTCGGCCTGATCCGCTCGGTGTCCGATCAGGCCCGGCAGCGGATATCGAATGAGGTGTTCGAGGGCCTGCGCGCCCGGAAGCCTGCGCGCGAGGTTGCTGCCGCTATCCGCGAGGACGTGGGCATGTCTCGGCGTCGGGCCTTGATGATTGCGTCGGACCAGACCGTGAAGATTACGGAATCGCTGAACGAAGCGCGCCGTAGCCAGGCCGGGATATCGACATGGGAATGGGTATCGTCGCACAAACTTCACTTTCGCCCCGAGCATGCCGTGCGTGACGGAAAGCGCTACGACGACGATGCGAAGTCGGGGGCGCACAAGCCGCCGGCGGATAGGCCGGGGCAGCTTATTCACTGTGGCTGCACTTCGAGAGCCGTCCTTTCTTTGGACGGGGAGTTCTAAATCTGCTACCCAAAACGGGCCGGAAACGCTGCGTCAACAGCGCCCGGCCCTGACCACCACGCAAGGAACCTGCGCTATGGCTGCTATGCCTATTATTGAATTTCTAGGTAATGTCACTCGCTTCGGAAGCCTCACAGTCGTTCGCGAAGTCGACCGAGCTGGGTCACAGCGCCGTGTAGAATGTCGCTGTGACTGCGGGCAAAACAAGATCGTGTATGCGCAGCACTTGAAGCGCGGAAATAGCCGTAGCTGCGGGTGCAAAATTATTGTGGGCAAAGCCACGCATGGCAAGTTCTATGAGCCAGGTTATAGCATCTGGAACGCCATGATGCAGCGTTGCGGTAACCCGAAGAACAAGCATTTCACTGACTACGGCGGACGGGGAATCCATGTTTGTGAGCGCTGGCACAATGTCGCTAACTTTTTGGCCGACATGGGACCGCCTCCCTCTGGCCATTCGATTGATCGAATCAACAACGATGGCGACTACGAGCCGGGTAACGTGCGATGGGCGGATGCGCGAACACAGGCTCAAAATAAGCGCGGCTCTAAGATGGTGGAGATCGGTGGCGAAAAGATGGTGCTTGCAGAAGCTTGCAGGCGGCTGAACGTTGTTGATCAATTCTATCGAATCTATGCGAGAATGCGGAAAGGCAAGACTTTCGAGGAGGCTTTGGAATGACCCCGCTTGAACGAGCTGCGAAGGCGTTGCACGAGAGCCGCCAACCGCTGCGGTACATCCGCGACCCGCTGAACCCCACGGTTCCACCCGTCGCCAAGGCTATGGGAGATGCTGTTGCGTGGGAAGAGCTTACGCCGGATCAGCGTTCGCAGGTAATCGAGGAGGTGCGAACCGTCCTGACCGCAGTCCGCGAGCCGAGCGAGGCGATGGCAGAAGCTGGTTCGGGCGCCGACCTCACAGAAAGTGGATACGACCTGAGCTACGTGGTGTATCTCGCCGAAGACGGCGCGACTGAATGCTGGCAAGGAATGATCGACGCGGCGCTGGCCGAAGGCGCCAATGACGCGGCGACTACAATTTACAATCCCGGTGACATCACTTCAGATGGTAGTATCACAGGGGAGATCGACCACTTCGGTCTTCAAAGCTTCGCGAGCAATGGTGTCGTCTGGATTTCAGAGAGCAAGCAAGCTGAGGCCCAGCGCCATGGGTGGATGCCCAACGGCGTGAAGGGCGACGGACTTATCCAAGTCGAGCGCAACCCCTAGTTCTGACGGCGGTAACGAGGCTATTCCGCGACCCGTAATCGTCGGGTCATGGTGCAACTGACCGACACTCTGACGATGGACGCCACTGCCCGCATTTGCGCGGACGGCAGTCTTGTCGCTGAGGTCTTCGCCGCACGCACTGGCCTGCAGGATTACCTCGGCCGCGAAGTCGACCCTCAGGGCGCACGCTTCAACGCTGATGCGGTGGTCAAGGTCTACCGGCCCGAATCCGAAGTATTCAAGGCGGACAGCCTCGCGACGTTCGCGGCTGCCCCGGTCACGGTCGATCACCCTGCCCAACCCGTGACCGCCGATAACTGGCGTGCGCTCGGTGTTGGCGAGATTAACGGCGATGTCGTGCGTGACGGCCAGCGGGTCCGCGTACCGATTATCGTTCGCGATGCCGGCGCGGTGAAGGCCGCGACCACGACGCACAAGCAGCTTTCCATGGGATACGCGACCGAACTGGTCTTCCCCACGGACGGCAAACACCCCGATGGCACGCTCTGCGATGCCTACCAAACTGACCTGAAAATCAACCACATTGCGCTGGTGCGGGCCGCTCGGGGCGGGCCTGAAC